GGGCCGGGCTCAAATCCGACAACCCAATAAGTAGCCGTATCCTCTAGCTCTCGCCAGTGATTCATTTGAAATTTGTACGTCATAATTATGCCCCCCTGTTATACACACAAAGTATATAGAACAAGGGGGCGTAAAGGGTATTGATCTATGCAGTTTCTGCAAAAGATTGTTGGATCTGCTGCGCAGTTGTCCATTTTAACCTTTTTGAATCCGAGAAATACTTGATAAATTCTTGTTTGGCCAAGTTTCGCTGGGTTGGCTGATGTGGCAACTCTAAGCATCGATGAAAATAAGCACTCTCTTGGATTGTTACACCGGCCTTAGCGGAAGTCACAGCCTTTGCATAGTTAGAGTGGCTATCAACTTTTAACTTATTTATATATGATACAACCGTGTCGTAAAACTTTGTGTAATCGCTTACTGTCAAGTTGTTATCATGCACATACTCAATAGCCCACCAGAACATCCACGCATGGGAAGACTTTAACTTCGTTGAACTAATAATGTTGCCTTTATTGTTAGTAAATCTTTCTCTATCTACCATAGCGATAAAAGCTGCGAACTTATCAAAGATGTTTTCGAATCTTTCAAATTGTTCTTTAATATACGGCGAGTCTTCATCAAACATGTCAGCAGATCCAGATACACCAGTTGAGTATAGGTTATCTAGGTCGGAAGCTCTTAAACCAACAGTTGCAGGCTTAATATCTGACATTGGCGGACCCCACTTAGTAACAGTGGCAATGAGAAATTTAGCCATTGCTTCTTCATCTGAGCAGAATGGTAAACCTCCTTTGCTACCAAATCCAAAGCGCTCCCAGAGTGCCGAATTCTGCGTTGAAAGTCGCCTGACCCATGGAGTTAACAGAGTCATTTCAGCGCGGCGTTTTTGCTGCGCATTTAAGGGCATACCTTTTTGCAAATTGATAAAAATGTCACTAAGCTCTTGTGCCGACACATCATCATGTATCATAATAGGCACAGGGGTGCTCAGCAAGCGGGTCTGGTACGACACCGGCAAGTCTTTGAAGAATACGTTCACAAAGTCTTGCTTTTTGCCGTAGACATCAATGAGATAACCTGTATAAGTCCACTCATTATTATAAAAGGATATCAAAACATCACGACGTTTGTGATTTCCGTCAAGACTAACATACTTGAAGCCGCGCTCAAGTAAGTTAGTGTAATACTTTATGCTGTATTCGTTTAGTTTATCGTTGTCAGAAGTCCACTCTAAACACGATCTAATGTCTGCTAATACTAATGACGCAGCAATACGATTTAAACAATATGAGCGCAAACAATCACGCTTCATTTCAATGTCCCAGTTTTCGCCGGGGCGTTGGATATTCTTGTCACTAAAGACAAATTTTTCTTTAAGTCGGTTAGTTACATATTGATATGTAACCGTTTTTAAAATAGCCATATATCACCTCCATGTTTTGTGACGATAGTACATGTCCGTAGGCTCATGTTTTTTCTATCTTAGGCTTTTATCAGTATATCACCTTGATTTTCAAATGTCAAGGATTTTTTTATAAAAAGCGGCAGACTTTTCACCGGTCTGCCAGCGGCTTTTTAACTACTCAGTAGTTGTTTCAGTGGTGGTCTCATCACCCGTTGTCTCTGTTGTTCCCTCGGTAGTTGTAGTTGTACCGGTGGTGGAATCGTCCGTGGTCTCGGTTGAGGCAGTCGGCAATGTAGTAGCAGTCTCCTCAGTTGTAGCTGCAGGTGCTGCATCGGGTGGCTCAACTGAGCATGTACCATAAGCGGTAGCCACTACGAGCACGCCGCCAACAACACTTACTTGAACTTTCCATTTAGCCCATACGGACTTTATCCAATCTAACATAATATATCTCCTTGTATGTTATTGAAAAGGGGCGCCCTTTAACCGGGGCGCAACGGCTTTATATGTTAACCAGCCATCAATTCATCAAAGGCTTTGTCAACGTCATTGGCTTCCTTCTTGCCATACGAATGAGTTTCGCTAGAACGACCCTCGGCAGACTTGTCAGATGCTAACTGTTCATCTAGAATAGCATCAACCTGCTCAGGTGTCAAGCGCTCAAAAAGGCTATCGAAATCGGGCATATTTCCTAGAAGCCCCGGAATAGCGTCAGCATCACCAAGGAGGGGACTGGTGTTACGACGCATCTTCAAATTGGTTTGTGGATACGCACCGGGACGAGTTGGCTTCGTATAAGTAAGAGTAATATCAGTTCCCTCAACAGAGTCTGTAATATCACCGTACTCAGGGTCAAGAATATAACCCAAGAGCAACTCATACGCGGTCTTTCCGTAACCATAGACCTTAATGCCCTCATCCTCGCGGCCTCGCACCACTACCGGAGAGAAGTAACGTTGACGTACAAAAAGTGACTTAGCCAGCTTCTTGCTTTCCTCATCGTTCTGCTCAGTGCCCTCGCGCCACAAAGATGACGCGAAATCGCAAATTGGGCAGCGCTCACCGAAATTACGCTTCGGACAAAGCACACCACCCTTATGATCTCCCACGTTATAGTGGAAAAACATTTCCTTCAACGGATCGCCATCGGCAGTCGGTACGATCCGAATATCTTGGTCACCTTCTTCTGGCTTAAACCAGTGAGACGGACCATTGTCTCGTGTTCCCTCACCGCGAAGTGCGGCAAGCTTTTGCTTCATTAGTTCCATATTGATTGACATGTTTTTTCTCCTTTTTAATGTCTAAAGTATATCAAGCGTTCCTTGATATCTAATGTATCACTCTTGCTCTAGCTTGTCAAGAGTCTTTTGTTGTATTACGTTGGTATGGGCAACGCAAAACCCAAAGTCTGTTTCAAATGGGGACTCGTAAATTGCATAGGATACATTTTTAAATGCATTCCTCGGCTTATTCTTGAGATGCCCAATGATATTTTTATGTAAATTTCCGTCCTTTTCTAATTTTTCAGTTGATATGCAGATATAATAACACACATCACGAGAGTTGTCAAGGTTAAAAAACCAACTTTCTTGAAGATTGTGGGGGTCAATTCTGCCTAAAGATCTTATCCGCTGTATGCCCGGTGATTTGGTTAAATTACCAATAATGGGCTCTGTGTGGTCAAACAAATTCTTATAATGTACACTGTAATAAATAGTTTTATTTATAGTTTCAAAGTACTTTTTTATCGGCACAGAACCGATAGAAGCTTCCAAAATTGGGTTACTGAAAACAGTGAAAGAATTAAATATTCCTGACCTTGCATACTCTTGCAAAACACCGAAAATAGCTCTTTCTTGTAGCTTAGTGACACCAAGCAATAAATCAATATCTGGCTCGATGTAAAAAATATCAATTTTCTTATCTTTAATATATTGAAGTATGCCTAGAGTTGCGTTTGCTGTTCTACCAGAACCACACAAAAACACTTGCACGCGATCATCAATATTTGAAAAAAACTTTTTTAAATCCGGTACATTTGACTCATAATCTTCAAGCTTTGTTTGATGTTTAATTTTGCGTCTATATTTAGTGCTTCTTTCAACATTATCTGATAAGACATAGCAATTGTATTCCTTGTTCCCGGAAAAACAATTAACGATATTTTCTCCGGCGGTGCCAATCCCAACAAGTGAAATCATATTATTAACTCCTTGAGGTCATAATAATTTTTACCTGCATTAATATTACTGCGAAACTGACCAAGTGAATTGTTTTCAAAAATGTTCTTAATCAAAGGCGCGAGGCTACGTTCTGAATCGTGCAAATCAATGACTATCTCATCATGTACAATATGCGAGATAAAAGACTTTTTATCAATTAAGAATTTGTCAATCTCAATCGCTCGCTCCATTACCAAATCAGCAGTGGTGCTTTGAATCAAGTAATTGAAAGCCTTTCGCTCTTCAACAACTATACTCCTACCACCGGGAGTTTGTACTCTTCCTTCCACATAATAGTTACTTAAAATCTTATCTCTATTATACAAATCACTGCTTATTGCGTCTGATTCGGGGTTGTATAACCAAGCGAAAAACTTTTCTTTTGATTCATCGCGAGATAAAACTCCGCCAAACACATTTTTTGCATTCCATTGGTGGATATCCCAGTCGGGCTGGGGCTCGTCACCGAGAGCCAATACAGTCCTTAATTCAGCACCGTTATAGTCCAAACTCATAAACCAGTCATTATGTGGTTTTACGATTTTACGATGGATCTTTTTCATTGTTAATATAGGCAGTGAATTACTAAAAGTTGTCAGTCTACCTGTCACAGTGCCAAATAAATTATAATCAATGTGTTGTGGACCATTTAGCAGTCGCTGTAGCTGAGTGCGATCCCTTGAGCTTGTCATTAATTCCCGGCAATTCTTGTTATTGGTATTTAAATCGTTGAATTTTATTTTGTGTAACAACCTGTGCATATCGGCCAAATGTTCATAATTTTCAGGCTTTTCGTAAGTATCAAAAACATGTTCAGTAATCAAGTTTTTTGTATCACAAAAATTTAACAAGAAGTCTTCTGGCACTAAATCATAAAAACACAGTTCTCTTAAATTAATTTTGGCCAGACGAAAGGATTGAAGATACGCTTTGAACTTAGCTTGACTCACTGCCAGTTGTGATGCCAACTTTGGTGGACACACATCTGCTAAGTTTTTACCGCCCGACATAATCCATGCATATTCAACCGATTTACCTGAAATAGCACCTGAGTGGCGCCATGTCTTTGTCAGATTTGTGGGTAAATCATCAAAGTACAATTTGCCATCAGTATAAATTCCAACACACTCTGATTTGTCATCGAGACTTTGAAAGTACAATTTTCTCTCCGTAGCCTTGGTCGCGTCTTTTGATATTATAACTTAAAGAGCCGCGGTAGTCAAATGGATGATTGATAATTCTTTCAAACGCCATACTAGCTCTTGACGGACCAGAGATGTCAAATAAGGATAAACAATCTTTTAAAATTTGAGTTTTTTCCGATTCCTCAAAAGTTTTAGGCTCTTCTTGAAAACGAATTTCAAACATTAATGTTAGTAAGTCTTTATCGCTGAAGATTTTTTTGCTTTCTTCCTCTGAGTATGTCTTCGTAATAACGGTTTTTCTCATCAAAGTTCCGTTGCAATCTTCAATCTCTTGAAATTTTGGCAATCTAACTAAATCATATAGTTTTAAAAGGTATCTTCTAAATTTGTTGTAATAAATTAAATCTGATCGTGTATAAGCATAATTTAAGATTCTGTGTGTTTTTTCTAATCTATAGGGGGCGGCATATTCTAGCATGTAAGTAGACCCTATATCGGCTACTAGACGCCATGGTATATTTCTATCAACCATAAAACCAAATGATCTGCAAGCATTTAGATAAAACTCCCAATTGTCGTTTTTAAAGAAAAATTCCATTTTTTTGTTATCGTCAAAGTAGTCAAGATCAGCAATTTCTATCACCAAGCCGCTAGCATTAATCGGACAATACAAACTTTTTAAAAAACCAGAAAAAGTAAAAGGCTGTCTCTTTACAGACTTCATTAACAATGGCTTAAGATGAAATAAAAATTGATTAAAATCTTTTACTCTTATGTTGTTTTGCAAAAAATGTGTTTCAATAGCTGATGTGTAACTCGCTTGGTGTCCCACAAACTCATCTATAGGATTCACAAAAGATTTATAGACTTTCAAATCGCTTAAGTAAGGATCATCAGGTGAAAGCTTGCCTTTCGACACATTTTTCCTAAAAAGGTTCTGTAAATCTTTGAATGCGTCTGCTACAAAATTAATAGCTTGTTGATTGGTGTCTGTCTGTGCATCACTTAAGGATACTAATCGGGCTGGAGAGAACTCCTCAAGATACATGGGCATGAATCTTTTGTTGACTCTCCCATATAAAAATTTTTCGCCAAAATTAAAATCAACTAAGTTTCCGTATTCGCTCATGTCAATTCTTGAATCATGATTGTAAATTACCCTCCTGAAGTAGGTCAGGCGGGAATCGTCATTATTTAAGGTAATATATTCATCGGACATTTTTAGTTTTTCCTATAATAATATGTAGCAGCACTGAAACTTTATTCTTCTATTACTCTGGTTTATCACTGGGAGACGGGTGCGAGCTTGCATTGGGGTCGCTCTCTGACTGGCCCGCAGGATTCCGCCCCATCGCTGGTCGGCCGCTGGCACACTTTTTACTTACTTTCTTATTAGAACCGCTACCTTTTTCGACACCTTTCTCTGGATCCTTGTTCGGCTCTTTGCTCGCCACGTGTACCGCGGTCAAATTTGTTTCTCCAAATCCGGCTGAAAATTCATGACTGGCTTTTATAATCATATAATAGCCTCCTATTCCAATATCGGTTAGATCAAAACCCTCATTCATCCCATCCATGCTGGGTGCGAAGCCACGCGGCTCAACATATATGTAATTCCCCGGAAAAGCTGTTACATTAGCGTAAGTTTTTACGTTAACATCGTATATTTCCATCAACTGACTCAGGCCATCATAACCATCCTGTTCAAACCTAACTTCTTTGAGACCCGGCTGATCGGTTTTTCGTAAAGATATATTTTTAACAATTCCGCGATCTTTGCCCAATACATAGTGCATGATACCTATACTTTCATCAAATGACTTGTCCCCAGTCATATAATCTTCTGGCTTGGTGCGGCCAGCATGAAAAATAAAATAATTAATTTCTTTTTCAGTGCCGGGATTGGGGCTGTCATATGCAGAATTACCCTTTATATTTAAAAGAGATTTGGCAATTGGCATCTTGTTGACTGTGAGCCTGTTATATTTATTTCTACTGTTGATAATCGCTTGTGTTATTTCATCATTTTTGGTGGTGGGGTATGATGTTACGACATTCTCGTAAAGTCTCGTTTTTTGCTTAATTGAAAAAGGATAACAAGAGTCATCATTCAAATAATTTCTTATTAAATCATTCATTAAATCTTTTAGAAATTGTGTAAGTGGATATACTGTTTGTTCTTTTTTAAGAAGTTTAGAGGTTAACCACTCAGAAAAATATTTCACAGCAACTGGCACATCACCAAGGTTGACATGCATTTTTTGCCCATTCGCGTAATCTTCAATCTCAAGTGGCCCAAGCACAAGTCTAAATTTTTTGTATTCGTCTATTGTTTTTCGTAATGTTGTCACTTCTTTCTTTTTCATATCAAGATCAACATTAAGCGCCTTATATTGATAAACAGTCCTATCTAATTCATCCGCCGTATTTTTTAGAAATGCTTCCATGTCTCCCATAATAATATTCAATAAGTCAGCCACGTAAAAAAATGGTATTTGAACGCTGTCCATACCCGAAAGTGTAAGAGCGGCGCCTAATTTCATTTTTTCTCCCTCGTCTTTGCCACCTTCAAGTTGACTTGAAAAATCATTCAACAAATCTTGAGAAAGCGTAGTTTTCATAGACCTGCTGCCATTTTGAACTTTGCCAACAAGCTGGTGAAAAGGGCCGGCCTCTAGAACACCCTTCAGATCTTCTCTGGTGAAATTTAAAAAGTGTATATAGCCATTATTGAAAAGTTGTTTAAACAAGTAAGAGTGCATTGTTTGCTTATCTTTCTCAACTGTCTTCACATCATCTGTTTTAATATTTTTTACCTTTTCTTGTAGATTTTTATCTACCGAATCTGAGCAGTTAATAGTCCTATCTGCATGGTCAAAAGCCAACTTTCTAGCCAACCGTTTAACATTTGTGCTTACTTCAGTGAATATATTCATTCTTGGTTTTGAGTAATATTCCTCAACATATGCCAAATATTCAATGACAAAAGTGACACGACCCTGATCATCAAAATCAAAAGTATGAGTAACTGGTGTGAGATTGACGCTCACAAAACTGTCATCGAGGGCTTTTTTGGTCAGACCTTTAATCGGTGAAGTTGCGTTTTGTTTAGACCACCCAAAAACAGCTTTAAGTCTAAAATTTAAATCATCATTCTCTTTATAGTCTTTGTTTTTAACCCCTTTGCCCGTTTTCAATGCTAAATCAATATACCTAAAAGTTTGTGGGGCCTTGGTGCCATCAGCCATCATACAATCTACAGTTCTAACTCTCATCAATTCTTCAAAATCTGCAGCGAATATACTCAGGGTCGCAGTGATAGATCTTTTTTGTGCAAACATATCTTGACCCTCAAAATTTAAATTAAAGGATTTTATACCAATGCCGAAGCCTCTCTTGTCCTTTTTTTGTAAAAGACTACTGATGTCGGTTTTATTTGGATATGAATCAAAAGGTATTTCATATTCAGTAACTGGTTTTTTACTGTTTGCATTTTTTATTCTGTAAAGACGGATAAGTGGCTGCAATGAAGAAAGTTCAGCCGTGGTTGCATCAAAAAATGATCCAAAAGTTGAATTTTGTGTTAATCTATTAATTAAGCCAAATGATTGGCCTTCAATTAGAAGTGGAGCATTTCCAACAAAGCCGCCGCTAGTTCCCTTATACGGTAGGCGCCGCCTAACTGTTACAGTGTCTTTAGTTTCGTCGTCATCCGCTGCTAGTTTATTATCTAAACTTTTGCTATAGGCAGCTAAAGTAGTTATTTGAGATAGCAAAATACACTGCTCCCTGTATTGAATAACCGGCACGGCTGAAAGGCCCGGAGCTTCAGCAAACGCGGCGACAGCTTCAAATGCGGCGGCTCTTTCCGCGCCAGTACCCTCGCCACGAGCAGCAAGATATCCTTGAACATCGGCAGTCACATTATCAAGATCAATATTTGCAAGACGATCCAAATCTTTAGAACATTGACTTAGGCGACTACCCTCTTTTTGTTTATTTAAAATTTTAGCTATTAGGGAGTCGGCTTGTTGAAAAAGCGATTTGTCAACATCTGCCGGCAAGGACCCAGCCTTTTTTCTGAGGTGTTTACGTAATTCCTGTAAGTTCGCGGCGTTGTTGTCTTGAGTAGATCCTTTAAAAGATTTTATTGGATTGTCGGGGTCTTGTTGGTATCCGGTTTGACCACCTCCGCTCGGTGTGTTAAAACCACGTGTGAATCTCTCAGATGCGTCCGCTAAGGTCGGAAGATTGTTGGGATATCCGGGGTCGGAAACTTGCTCCATTGTAATATCTGGAGAATGTTCTTTTCCGCCATACCCTTTGATTGGCGCAATACCATCTAAGCCCTTCATTTTTGCTAAATCATCGCGAAGGCCCCGGTTTTTTCTTGATTTACTTTTATCCCATTCGTTTTCCACCATCGCTGTACCGTTTGCAATTGCATTAAGTTCTCGCTCAGAGGCTGAGCTAGACTCACCAGAAGTAAGATATTCATTAAGTGTCTGATCGGTCGGAGTGCTGGGGGAGCCCATGGGCTGACTTCCTAGTGCTTTGAGTTCATCTATAAGTTTATTATATTCAAATGCTTCTTGAGCAAAACATTTAGCGGATTCATGCATCCCTTCACAATTTTTTGCTAAAACTTTGCTTATAGCTTTATCAGCATGTTGAATATCTTCTTCATTTGTGCCCCCAGCGCCGGCGACTTTTGATTTAAAACTAGAGGAGCATTTGGTAGTATTTGACATTTATTAAACCCCTAGCATGGTAGCTATGCTCTCTAAATTGATAGGTATTTCGATTACATCGCCTTTAGTCAGGTGTGCTTCAGTGGGTGCACCATTGTACCATCCAATAATCCACCATAATTCAGGATTATTATAATATTTATTAGCAAGGTTGTAAAGTCTGTCGCCATATTTCCATATGTGCGTATCCGTTTTAAGAGCAGTTCTGTCAACTATATCAGGATGGTACAAAGTGCTGGTGCCGTAGTGGATTATTCTTTTCAGTTTTCTCATTTTTCTTACAAGCTCGGTGTTTGACTCTTCGCTTGAATAAACTGTTTCTCTGTTATATCTTGACATTTAATGTGTTCCCAATTGTTACTCAGACAGGGCGTCTGCGTATCCAGTATAAATTTCATCTAGTGCTTCGTCTACGCCGGTGTTACCGGTCCCAGAGTCGGTATAGCCAGCGTCTATTGCTGCTTGGCCTGCAACAGCGGAAGCAATATAAGCTCTCTTTTCAGCGTTCTTGATTTTACCTGCCGCCAAGCGTCTCTGATCTCTTGCAAGACGGCCACCGCCACCAAATAGACCTTTGGTTCCAAACATCCCGCCATATCTAGCCTCGGCATTTTGACGCATCTGCTCCACTTCATCGCGATTTTGTTCAGCTTGTGCTGCATCATCCCATGATTTGCCTTCGTAATCGCTGCCCATTTGTCGCGTATCAAAAGTGCTAACGCCATAAGGAAAGACTTCACCAGAATTGCCTGCTTCGGTATTAGCAAAATTATTACTAGCATCCCATCCAAGCGGGTGCTCGTGAATAGGTGTAAAACCAACAACCACTTCTATGACTTTTGGCAAAATGGTGTTTTCAACAGTTTTGTTTGTATTTGCATCAAGCATTTCAAATACACCACTTGATCTATCTTCTAAATTGTGATTAATGGTGCAACTGTTGATAAAACCAAGTTGACCATTCTGTGGTGCAGGCCCTTTGGAGCTATAAGTTTCGTAGTACGTTGATTTTGATTGCAAATTTCTAAAATTAGCCTGATCAGCGGTACGCCTCATGTTGCTAGTGTTCTGCAAAAGGTTCATTACCTTTAACCTTACCAAAGGCCCTTGAGTGATTGTTTGGGCTCCTTCGACATCCATGTAATTGGGATAAAGCATTTGCACTAAGCTTTGCACCTTACCTAAATTCTCAAATGCCTCACTTTCACTAGCGGCTGGAATGACAAAACTTAGGTTAATGCTACGATCTGTTTGCACAAAGTTGTGAAT